ACAGCGGTCAAAGTATTCAAGACAGCAAAAGAAATCATTGAACAAATCGAAAACTAATATGAACAAAAGTGAATCAATCAAGAACATTGGACTTGCTTTGTGCAAGTTTCAAGCAACAATCGGCAAGGTGTCGAAAGAAGCAAACAACCCATTCTTCAAGTCTAAGTACGCATCACTCGCAAACATCTTAGACACTATTCAAAAACCTTTGAGCGATTGCGGTCTTGCGTTCGCGCAACTACCTGACGACGACGCGTTGACTACTCTCTTAATTCACAGCGAGAGCGGTGAGTGGATTGAAGCGTCTTACAAGATGCCTGTCGCAAAACAGAACGACCCTCAAGCGATGGGTTCTGCAATCACGTACGCCCGACGTTACGCTCTAGGTGCAATCTTAGGACTCAACATCGACGACGATGACGATGGCGAGAAAGCAATGGGTCGCGCACCACAAAAAGAAACGCTCACGCCTAAACACGCTAATTGGGCAAAAGCAGTAGAACACATCACTCGTGGTGGTAAAATCTCTGACATCACAAACAAGTATCACTTGAACGAAGTAGACTACAAATTGTTGTCGACTGCAAAATGAATGTTTGAGAATGGTTACGACTACGCAAAGTGAAGAGCAGTGGCAAGAATTGCGACGCTCTAGATTTACCGCTTCACAAATTCACAAGTTGATGGGTACTCCGAGAAACAAATCGGAGTACTTGAGTGAAACTGCAAAGACATTTGTCTATGAAAAAGGCGCAGAGATATTGACAGGCATAAGACCTGAAATCTATGGTCGCGCTCTTGAATGGGGCAAAGAACACGAACGTCAAGCGTATGAAGCGTTTGACCCTTTTAACACACTAGCGACTTACTACGGAGGTGAGACATTCGTCTTTGTAGAATACGGTGACTTTGGTGGCTATTCGCCTGACGCTCTAGGCGATGACTTCATCGTTGAGTTCAAGTGTCCTTTCAATAGTGGTATTCATCTTCGCAACTTCTCAATCAAGACAAACGAAGACTTAAAGTCTCAGCATCCTGACTACTATTGGCAAGTTCAAATGGGTATGATAGCGACAGCGTGTGAGAATGCGTTCTTTGTTTCATACGACCCTAGATTCGTTGACTCACATCGTACGCACATAGTAAATATCACGCTTGACGACGTAAAAGACTTGATTGATGAGAAGTTATACTACGCAGGTAACTTACTGCAAAGTGTCATAGAATTGTCATAAAACAAAATAAATAGAAAAAAAGTTTGCAAAGTACTTGCGTATATGTTTGCTAGTTGTATATTTGCTACATCAAACGAAACAAACTATGAAACAAATCAACATCACACCACAAATGTCAGTAGATTTCAAATCTCTGTATCAGTGTTCTCAAGAACCTATTTTCAAAATTGCAGGAAATGGCGAAGTAACTCACGGCTGTCGTGTTATTGCAAAGACACACAAAGCGGTTTTTGTTTATGTGTCATCTTTTTTAGATTGCTTTGGATTTTGGATGCCAATCGAGACATACAATACTATTGAAAATGGCTACATATTATCGAATGATAAAAAAACTAATTTTAACAACACAATCTATCGTTATTAATTTAGTACTATGGCACTAGACATCATATACCCAATCGTATTGACTCCTATCACCATTGCGGTGATGTACGCGAGTCACGTGTTGACAAAGAAGTCGAAGAGAGTAATCGAAGAAGCGACTCCTTATCAATTTGAAAAAGACGAAATCATTGAAGGCTTCAACGAAGCGATTCAACATCAACGTCAACAACTCTACAAAATGTATAAAGGCAAAGCAAAATGAATACAAGAATCGTACAAGCAACTATCAACGACGTGAGCGAATATCGCGTCTACTACAATCAATCAATCATTGCACGTTTTGAGAAGAACGTATACGCTCAACAATTTGCAAATAGATTGAATGGCATTGGCTATGTTCTCGTGAACGAAGACAAAGACATTTTGTGTGTCTTTGATAGCGAACCTACTATCGAAGAGATACAACATCAACTTGAAGAGAGTTACTCAATGGAGTTGCAAGTCAACGAACTTGCGCCCATCTCATTGTACAATCACTACGAAGTACGCGGTGACAACTTCACTGAGATTGTTGAAATTGTAAAAACTAGAATCATATGACACAATATCAATTTGCTATATGGCTAGGCTTCATCGTCATCTCTTTCGTACTAGGCTTCTATTGTGGTAAATATGACGAGCAAGAGTGAACAATTCGAGAGAATGTATATCAAAAATCAATAACAAAAAAAATATGAAAAAAGAATCACAACTCAAAAAAGTGAAGACACATTTGATGAATGGTAAGTCTATCACACCAATCGACGCTTTGAACTTGTATGGCTCGTTTCGACTCGCCGCATTGATTCACGTACTACGTCACAAAGAAGGGCTAGACATCGTGTGCGATGAGACAGAAGGCTTTGGTAGATATTCAATCAAAGAATAATTTGCTATTAAGTTACAAAGTACTATTTTTGTAAGGTATTAAAGTTGTGTGCGAGACAACTATCAACAGACCTTTGCCCTCGGCAAGTATCGAACTCGCACTTCGGTACTCGCTTGAGGGCTTTTTTAATACAAAACAAATGAGCAAAGACCCGGCAGTGTTATTTTACACGAGCGATTTTTTAACAGGTACAACGTTGATGTCAAACGAGCAAGTAGGTAAATACATACGACTACTTTGTATACAACATCAAAAAGGAGTACTAAGCGAGAAAGATATGTTGAAGATATGTGATTCATATGATGAAGACATCTATGAGAAATTCGATAAATCAGACGAAGGCTACTACAATAAGCGTATGAGAGACGAGTTCGAGAAGAGAAAGAAGTATAGTGAATCAAGAGCAAACAATCGTAAGAAGAAAGAAGATATGAATAACATATGTAAATCATATGAAGAACATATGGAAAATGAAAATGAAAATGAAGATGTAAATAATACAAAGAGTAAACGCTTTGTCAAACCAACTCTAGACGAGTTGAGTCAATATATGGATTCAATAGGAATGAATGACGTATCAAACAAGTTCTTTGATTTCTACGAGTCGAAAGGTTGGATGATAGGCAAAAACAAGATGAAAGATTGGAAGTCAGCAGTTCGCACTTGGAAACAAAACAATTTGAAAGTATCAACAAATCAACATAAACTTGCAACACTATGAATCTAGAACAAATGATACTATCAAACTTGCTGTTCTACAATGACGCAAGACACTTCTTACCACAAATCAACAAGAATTGGTTCACAGAAGACTTCTCACGTCGTATCGTCGATGCGATGACACACTTGTACTACGACAATCAACCTGTTGACTTGGTGACCCTATCAAAGCATTTCACGAAAAAAGAAGTTATTGAGATTATCAAGATACAACAAGAAGCAAGTGGTTTGACAAACATCAAAACACATCTTCAAACTCTAGAATATAACTACATCAAACGAACGCTCGTCGATAGATTGTCACATTTGAATTTATCAAAAGACCTTGATGAGATGGTAAAAGACTTGCAGTCGATTCTTGATGAGACTACTTTCTCGACACACAAAGAGCCTGACTCAATAGTCAAAGTCACAAACAAAGTCGTTGACCAAATAGTAGAGAATAGTCTCAAAGGTGGTGCGCTCACAGGCAAACAAACAGGATGGCGCTATCTAGACAAGTACATAGGTGGTTACAACGAAGGCGACTTGATTGTCGTAGCAGGTCGTCCCGGAATGGGCAAGACTGCAATCGCTCTCACGCTCACAAAAGACTTTGCAAAGTACAATCACAAAGCACTCTTCTTGTCGCTTGAGATGTCAAACGAGCAACTTGCAAAGCGATACTTGTCATTGATAGGCAACATCGAGAATTGGAAGATACGCAATGGTCGTCTAGAACAAATCGAGATAGACAAAGTCATCAACACAGCAAACAATCAAACTATCGAGTTTTACATAGACGATGACGTTGATACTTCTATCGCACAAATCAAAGCAAAGGCGAAGTTGCACAAGTCGCGCAAAGGTCTTGACTTACTTGTCATCGACTACATACAATTAATCAAAGGCACAAAAGCAAATCGTGAGCAAGAGATAGCAGAAATCTCACGCGGTTTGAAACTACTAGCAAAAGAATTGAAAATCACGGTCATCGTACTTGCGCAGTTGTCACGTAAGAGCGAAGAGAGACAAGACAAACGACCTATGTTGTCAGACTTGAGAGAGTCAGGTGCGATAGAGCAAGACGCAGACATTGTGATGTTTCCTTTTAGACCTGCTTACTACGACACAGAAAAACCCGACGTAGAAGAAGCCGAACTAATTATCGCAAAGAATCGAAACGGTGAGTGTTGCACAATACCTACTACATTTGAAGGCAAACTAACAGAATACAAAGAACGCATATGAAACAAATCAACCTTTTTGGTGCTGAGTTTGCACCTAATCAAGACGAACAGAAGTACACGAGTAAAATTGAAGCACCTGTGTACGAAGCTAAAAACAGAAAACCTCACATTTTAGAACTTTGTGACAAGTCAAAAACTCAGCGACTTATTAGAGAGATTGAATCTTCATCACTAGACGCAGATGAGAAAGCGTTCTTGATTGATGCAACGATGAGACATCTTGTTTTCAACTATGAGAAAATTGCTGACTACTACGCGCACTCTAGTAAAGAGATGCAACACTTGATGGAACGCTCTGCTCTTGTCATAATAGACTTCGAGAAAGCAATTCAATACGGCTATGTCAAACTTTGTGACGACATCAAAACTCAATATCTAGAAGAATATGGACAATAATTTTGCAGTATTCATATTGACTCACGGTAGACCTGACAATGTCAAGACGTTACAGACGCTCAAAAAGTGTGGCTACACAGGCGCTGTCTATTTAATAGTTGACAACGAAGACAAAACACTTGATACATACTTACGCAAGTACGGTGAGAATATGGTGAAAGTATTCGACAAGAAAGCAATGGCTGACAGCATCGATGAAGGCAACAACTTTGACAATCGCAAAGTCATAATTCACGCGAGAAACGCTTGTTTCTACATCGCAAAAGAATTGTCACTACAATACTTCATACAACTCGACGACGACTACACTTCATTTCGCTATCGCTTTATTGATGGCAAGTATATGACAAGCGGTTACGCAAAAAATCTAGATAGATATTTTGAGATGTATCTTGACTTTTTCAAGTCAACTAATTGTACAAGCATCGCGTTTGCACAAGGTGGCGACTTCATCGGTGGCGAGGGTTGTGGAATGATAAGCAATTACAAACACAATGCGAGAAAGTGTATGAATAGTTTTATCTGTTCAGTCGATAGACACTTTCAATTCTTTGGCTCAATCAATGAAGATGTCAACACGTATACAACGCTAGGCAGTCGCGGTCATTTGTTTCTGACTTTGCCATTCATTGGCTTAGAACAAGCCGCTACACAGAGTCAAAAAGGTGGTATGACAGATGCTTATCTAGGCTCAGGCACGTACGTCAAATCGTTTCACAGCGTTCTGTATCATCCATCTTCGATACAAGTATCTATGATGGGCTTTACTACAAACAGACTGCACCACAGAGTAAAATGGATTTACACAACGCCTATGATTTTAGACGCGAAATACAAAAAAATATGAATCAATATCAAGATTTACACAATTCAAAGCAAGAGAATCGTCGTCTTAGACTTTTGATAATTGAACAGAAGAATCAATACGAGAAATTGATAAACGATTTGAGACGAGAAATCTTACGACCTAAGATTGACATCACACAAACAAGCGCAAAATGGGCAGACGTTATGAGAGCAGTTTGTCAAATCTACAACATCACACCTGACGACATATACTCAAAGAACAGAACGCAACACATACTCTACGCTCGACATACTTTTAACTACATTTGTAGACGTACATTGAGAATGTCACTTGAGTCGATAGGTAGAATCATTAATCGTGACCATTCTACTATCATTCACAGCGTACGACAAACACAAGACTTGATTGAATATGACAGAAACTTCGCCAAGACCTATCAACAGGCTCACGGACTATTGGATTCTTATTGCAACGAAGAGTCTACAATCGTCGATACACATCTTGAAAGAAGAGAGCGATGTGTTGCGCACGAAGAAGCGATATGAGAAAGACGGCTATTTTGTAACGATTGAGAAAAAATAATTTGTAATTACAAATAATCTTTCTATTTTTGTAGTGTTGAACAAGTCGCAAATCATCGAAAATCTAACAACTCAAAAGTGGGTCTTCGATACTTGTCTTCGCATCTCAAAGAACAAAGAACTAGCAAGAGAACTCTATCAATACTTTTTTCTACTACTACTCGAAAAAGATG